GACTCAACTTGGAGTCGTAGAAGATGCGGAAGAAGGTGCAGACATTCTGAAAAGATTTACTGGAGACTTTGTCTTCAACCCATCAGTAGATGATGGTGGAACTGAGGTTAAACTCTCAGAACCAGTACCAGTCCTTGAAGCGGGAACTGGTTTCTTAATGATACATCGTTCAGTTATGGATGACTTTGTCAAAGCTTATCCTGACTTTCATTATCGGCCGGACCACAATAGGTCTGAACATTTCGATGGTAGTCGATATATCCACGCTTTCTTTGATACCATTATTGATAACGACAAATGGTTAGGAGAAGGAAACTCCAACAATACAGACCGATATCTCTCAGAGGATTATCTCTTCTGTCAGTTGTCCAGAAAGATGGGACATAAGATTTGGTTCTGTCCTTGGATGCAACTACGACACATTGGTTCATATATCTTTGAAGGTCACATGGGTGCTATTGCAGACATCCAAGGTCGCCAGATGTATAAGAAGGAACACGGAGTAAATCCTTCTAAAAAGAATATGAAAGATGCGAGTGGAAAACAACAATTTCCAGGCGCTCCACCGCCTCCACCGAAAAAGAAAGGTTCCGCAAAAGGAGCTAAAGATGTAGGTGAGGATTTGTTTCCATTGACTCCTGTCCCAGACTGGAAGAAGAAGGAAATTGCAGATAAGACTGAGAAGGCTAAAGCGAAAGCTAGCGAACCTGCAGTCGCATCTGTCGGACCTAAAGTTGTAACTGGAGAATGAAATACAACGAAGAAGAAATCGTGAATGAACTGCTTGAGTATATCAAGTCCACGTATGGTCAACATTACGTAGACAACAAGCAGAACATTCAGATTCAAGACGTATTTGATAGCATTGATATTGCGGAAGACTTCGCTCGGGGTTGTGCTATCAAGTATCTTATCAGATTTGGTAAGAAAGAAGGTAAAAACCCCAAAGACCTCATGAAGGCCATGCATTATATGGTTCTTCTTTATCATTATGCTTTTAAAGGTGAAAATGAAACTGTCAGACCAGACAATATCTATACTCAAAAACTATAGTACCATCAACGAAAGTCTTCTGTTTGCAGAAGGTAATCGTTTGAGGACTATTGCAAAGAATAAGTCTCTCTTAGCTTCTGCTAAGATTGAAGAAACTATTCCTGTCAAATTCGCTATCTACAATCTCAATCAGTTCTTGAGTGCGATGACGATGTTTGGACAGGCCGACTTAGACTTCACAGAGAAGTCAGTCAAAATGACTTTCTCAGATGGAAGGTCTATCAACTACACTTGTGCTGATGAGTCGCTCGTCATCACTCCACCAGATAAAGAGATAGCCGATTTTACTGGCGATGTCTCATTCGTACTTACCAACGAGTCTCTTGATTCCATCAAGAAGGCTTCTGCAACTCTAGGACTCCCTGAAGTTGTTTTTGTTGGGAAGCCAGGCACTAACTTTGTTGCTCGTCTGATTGACCTTGGAAACCCATCTTCATCTAGTATGGAGATTGCACTTCCAGAAGTCTCTCAGGTTACTTGCGAGGTTGTTTACAAAGTTGAAGTGCTGAAACTGATGTCCAACTCCTACCAAGTCGATATCTCCAAACAAGGTATCGGAAGGTTTACAACAGGAGACCAAGCTGTGACATATCACATCACATCAGAAAAACAACATACTAAGTTTGAATAATTTCGTATTATTCGGCGATAGCTATGTTGACCCTTTAAAAGTAAACACGGGCGAGTGTTGGTCTGAACTCCTCGCTCGTGACTCTTCTCATGTTCAGAACTTTGGAAAGAATGGTACTGGACCAGACTTCTCCATTGACTTGTTTGAGAATTACATAGAGACTTTATACGAGGGTGATGAGACTTTCATCTTTTTCATAGGCTTTCCTTGTCGATTCAACTTCAAAGATATTCCACATCCAGGCCACGCAGTCGATGTTTCCAATATTCATTATTGGAAAATTAATGAAGTTAAAGACTATTCAAGTGTTGTTTTCCAGAACTGGTGTCGGGAAAATAAGAAGAGTCTGGATTTTTTCTATTCTTCAACAAGGGTTTCCAGACAAACCGAATTCGTTTTTGGACATCTACGAAACATCTCAGATATTTTGAAACTGAGAATGATAGTATTTTTTCAAGACAACCCATTTGTGAAAAACAACTTTTGGGACCTAGAAACAGAGGAAGAATGGTCAGTTGATATCCCACAAGAAGTCCTTGACCTACAGACCAAATATTTCAGTATCTATCCATACAACATCGCTTCTGTCTCTCGTAAAGAGTTTAAGACTTTGGAAAATGATACAACAGAAAAAATAGATAGAAGACAAAACCACTTGACAGAACCGAATCATGTGGTATTATATGAGAATATCAATTCAATATTGATACAAGAACCAACCAAGGAACACATACTTTTTCGGGAAGAGTTTGATACTTGGTTCAAACCATCAACAGGTTTTATTTACGATGAATAAAGACGATTTTCTATATGTCGAAAGGTATCGACCAAAAACAATAAATGAATGTATCCTACCTAAAGAATTAAAAGATACCTTTAACTCGTTTGTAAAAGCGGGACAAATGCCGAACCTTCTACTTTGTGGAGGCGCAGGTATTGGTAAGACAACCATCGCTAGGGCGTTAGCGAACGAGTTGAAATACGATGTTATGTTCATCAACTGCTCAGAAGAGCGGGGTATTGATACCCTCAGAACAAAGATGATGGGCTTTTGCTCCACTGTGTCATTGACAGACGAAAGGAAGTGCCTGATTCTGGATGAGTCAGATTATCTTACACCTGACGCTCAGGCGGCCCTCCGTGCATTCATCGAACAGTTTGCCAATACCTGTTCATTTGTAATGACTTGTAACTTCAAGAATCGTCTTATTCCACCTTTACATTCCCGAACTACAGTTATTGATTTCAGAATAGGACCTGAGAACAAAGCAGATATGTTGATGGAGTTCACTCAAAGACTTATAGGTATCTGCGACCAAGAAGGAATTAAGATAGAAGACCCTTCCATCTTGGCGACCATCGTAAACAAATATTTTCCTGACTTCCGTAGAGTTCTGAATGAGATACAACGATACGCAATAGGCGGAGTTATTGACACAGGAATCATTGCCCAAATATCTTCCCTAGATACAGTCGACTTGATTACGGGCATGAAAGAGAAGAACTTCAAACAAGTTCGTAAATGGGTTGCTGACCATTCTGACTCAGATATGGCTCAGTTGTTTCGTAAACTTTATGACTCACTTTATCCAGAGATGGAAAGTGGGAGTATACCACAACTGGTTCTTCACTTGGCGAAATATCAATACCAGTCAGCTTTCGTACCAGACCAAGAACTCAACTTAACCGCGTGTATGGTGGAAATTATGGCTGACTGTCAACTTAAATAATGGAAAACCCGAAAACTCAACTGGATGTTGTAAACGAGATTAAGATAGAAATCGATGACCAGATAGAAAAGACTGTTCAACGGATGTGTGATAATATTTTAGACGCTCCAAGTAAAGAACAGTTCTATCATTCATTGGACTGGGTTGCAACATTACTGTCTAGACGAAATGTTTTGTCTAGGTATTTTCAACTTAACGATGTTCTCAGACGAGCTGGATACAGACCAGACCCTAAAGATACATCGTCAAGACCTATTGACCTTTTTAAAGACATACCTAAAAAATGACAATATCAAGTATTAATGCTTATTCAGACGGGCATCTCGGTGACCCAAGACTAAATCGAACTTGGGCACGAAAAGAATATGTAGAGACTCTCGAAGAAAAGGTTCGTATTTTACAAGAACGAATCGCTGTTATTGAAAGAGACTTTGCTTACCATGTGCATAATGTGGAAACCCACAAGCACGACAACCAACTTTCAAATAACTAAATTATGAGATTTCAATTAAGAGCGTGGGATGATGACAACAACGACTCTTGGGACCTAGAGTTTGAGGCAGTAGAACTCCCACGAGTTCTGACTAGATTGTGTGATTTTCTACGAGGAGCGGGATTTGGATATGTCAACGGAATGTCCGTTGTTTCCAAAGGTACAAACAAAGACCAACAAGAATGGAAATATCATTCTGATGACGCAGGAGAATATACACCTTTATGAGTGAAGAACTACCATATAAAAAACCTAGTCCGTTCAAGTTTATCTCAAATTTATCGGACAAGTCAGGTGGTCATATGCTCAGTGCAGACCATGAGGGCGAACTGAACGAGAAAGCTTACTCTCCGTTTATTGTAAACAGAGGTATGTCTATGCATCGTGACCTAGCTCTC